CATAAATGCTCTTAATTCTCTAAGCTGGTTGTTCTGGCCAGCTAATATCTGACGCATCATCTGGCTTAATACGATTAATCAGGACCCTATATTTTTTCCACGCCAGTAAAAGCACTGTTTCCGCATCGGTTGCAATGCCCAGATCAACAGCATCCTGTAGCGGTCCGATTTTTGATGTGGCAAATGTCAGAAGGCTGTCTTTTTGCTGCGTCAAAAGAGTAATCTGCGCCGTTTTTTCTGCTTCAGTATCATGCCCCCATTTTTTCCCGTCCCACTTAACAAATTGACCTTCAGGTGCAATAGTAACAACATCATCAGGCAAGTTCCCCAACTGGCTAATCGTGGTGGCACTCCCTGTATGTATGTTGTAAACCGTTTTCCCTCGATGGTCTTCAACAACCGTCCACTTACCTGACTCAAAATTAAAAACAGCAACAAAGCCATCAGATACTGAAGGTGGTGCAATATCAGTACTGTAAGCGGGTAGCCCCGTATTTGCCGGGATATACCCATCTCCTTTACCGATAAATTCATTCGTGGAAGATGAAAGATTATAGATAGTAATAACTCGATCTTTATCAGTCATTTTAAAAGCCATTATGCAAGCCTCACTAAGTAGTTAAATGCGGTATTTTTTACGGTGTTTTCTGTATTACCCGCTGCGTTAACCGTAATTGCGTGATTATGTGATCCCAACACAACATTATGGATATGGGCTCCGATACCAACAGTATGTGTATGAGCGCCTATGCCAACAGTGTGTGTATGCGCACCGGCAGACTCGATAGTATCTGTGGCCCATGAACTGGTTGCCCCGGCATTGGCTGTTACCGTTGTAGACCCTCCACCACCGTACGCAATTTTTGTTCGGTGACTATGAGCACCTGCATTGCTTGTTGTTTTAGTTCCATAATCAAATGATGACGATGTTTTAGTGCCGTAGTCAAATGACGTTGTCGCTTTTGTCCCAAGGTCAGTATTTGCAGCAGAGGCACTATGACTATGCGATTTAATTCCATCCTGCTCTTGTGACAACACAGCGCGGCCGCTGTCGGGTTTACCTTTTATCGTCTGGCCGCGCATATCAGGGATAATCCCAGAAGGATAAGCTATAGCCAGTAGTGGATAGGCAGACTTATCAAATGGTTGTCCCTGCATAATCGCATGGTTAGCAGGTGGAGTGTCTGAAGGCCAGGGAATTGGCGCCCCTACAGGGTAGGAGTCAGGAGGGGGATTATTTGGTAAATAAACTCTCTTTCCATTATCGAAAACATTTCCAAACTGACAATTCCCATTTGGCCAGATAGCTACTGGATTTGATGCCCATACGCCTTTTTCGTCATAAAAATGAATATCAAATCTGCCCTGATAATAACCATATCCGCAAGCCAGTATTCCCTTATCGTCACCATTGTATATTAGGTGGTTGGAACCATTTCTGGGTTGCAATAATGAAAAGGTAATTTGTCCCTTTAAATTACCTCCCGTTATCGGCAGCGCTCCGGCAGCAAGTTTTATCGTGTCTACTAAACCAAGGTATTGGAGCAGGCCCGTTACATCTTTCCCACTCAGATTAGTCAGCGTTTCGTTAAGCGGCTGTTTACCCGCTAACGCATTGAGCATCGTCGTTGCAAAGTTGGGATCATTGCCTAATGCATCAGCTAACTCAGCCAGGGTGTCCAGTGCTTCAGGAGATGTGCCAACAAGCGCTGCAACAGCTGCGTGAACAAACTCAGCATTAACAATTTGTTGGTTGTTAATGGTCAGTGGTGGAGTGGGAGTGGTTGGCGTTCCCGTCAGTTCAGGACTGTCCAGCGGGGCTTTTAGGTTCGTCAGGTCTTTGACTTTTTTAACGGCTTTCGGTGTCGCTGCAAGGGCTTCACTGTCGCTGTCGTTATCACTGCTTAACTGCACAAGCCCCTTTTGCGTTGTACTGGCATCTCCCAGCTTCAGACTTTCAGCAATATCCCGCGCTTCATCACGGTATCCCTGTGAGGCTGCTGCTGCACTTTCAGCGCCAGCCATCGCGGCTTCTGCGCGCTGAGTATCATCGGCTACAGCAGCTTTCAGTTGCTCCGAAACCTTGCCTGCAGCTTTCTCTGCAGCGTCTGTCGCTGCTGTTTCAGCGGCTTCCACTGCCTCATGCCGGGAAGTCAGCGCATCATCTCTGGCCTGTTCTGCGCGGTTGGCACTCTCAGCGGCTGCATTTTTCTGGTTCTCAGCCGTTTCGGCTGACTGCAGAGCTGATGCTTCACTTGAAGATGCCGATTCTGCACTGGCTGATGCAGCAGTCTCTGATTTAGCGGCCTTGTTGCTGGACTCTCTGGCATGCTGCTCACTTAGTGCTGCAGCTGCCGCGCTGTTATTCCCCTGTTCTGCAGCCTGCGTGGCCGTGATGGCGCTTTCACGCGCGGCATTTTCAGATGAGGCTGCATTACCGGCATGCTCCCCTGCTGTTTGTGCTGATGAAGCGGCACTTTCGGCACTTCCAGTTGCAGACTGTGCCGAAGCACCTGCCTCCTGCTGCGATTTCTGTGCCGTATCAGCGGCAGTTTTTGCCACTCCGGCCTGTTCCGTCGCTGCCTGTGCAGACTTTGCCGCACTGTCCGCATCTGCACCACTGGCCAGAACGTCCTGTGCTGTCTGCCGGGCATTATCTTCGGCAGATCGGGCAGACACATCAGCAGCATCGGCAGAGAACGCCGCCAGTCGCTGTGACTCCGCCGCAGCCGTTGCAGACAACGCTGCCGCATCATTACTCTGCGCTGCTGACTGTGCGGCCTGTTCGGCGCGTTCCCGATCCTTTTCTGTTGCACAGCTCAAATCCACAACGCGGTTTACCATTTCCTCAAAGCGTTTCATCACCTCCGGACGCAGGTCCGCATCCTTTGGCGCATCGAGAAACGCATTCAGGGTATCCGGCGCATCGGTCGGGGCCACGTAAATGTCGCCAGCAAGTACGGGAGGAAAACCTTCCCGCAGCAGTGACACACTGTAATAACCCGGTTCAGCCTCAATGCTGTAGTGGCCATTCGCATCCGTAACCGAGGATGAGGTCACCTCAACCACAACGGTCGGGCTGGTTTTCCTGGCGCTCAGTTGAATGGTGCAGTCCTGTACGGGTTTTCCCGCGCCATCTCTGAGAATGCCTGATATGAGTACCGGCATACTACCTCCATAAAAAAACCGCCCGGAGGCGGTTTCTGTCATTAACTTATTGTTATCCCGGCTGATGACTTTTTCGTCACAATAACCAGCAGGTCACTGATTCGGGAAAATGGATAGCCGCTGCTGTTACCGTGTGTACTGACGCTGAAACTCAGCGTCATCCGTCCGCTCCCGGCAGGCATATCCAGTGTTCGCGTAAAAACGGCCGGTACACCTCTGCTTGTCTGCTTGTATATCTCCACCCCGTTTTTCCTGACAGTCAGCGTACAGTCATCCCATACGTCATTACTGGTCTGGCTGTCATACGCTGCACCCTGAAAGGTAATCCCAGGAATGGAAACCTGTCGGTCAAAAGACTGGTCATCTTCAATCACGACTGTCAGTGTCCCGTTGGCGTACCGTTTTTCACCGTTACTGGTTATGAAGTAAGGAAACTCCCTGCCCGCTGCCTTAACAATATCCCCAAGAATACGCTCGGCCCGGAGCGTACCCTTGATGGTGCAGTTTTCCTCAATCGTCACATTGTTGAGAGCACCAGAGTTCGCACTGATATGGCCGCTGATATCCGCATTACGGGCGGTCAGTTTGCCGTCAGGCGTCAGCATAAAGGTCGGCGGGTTCCCGCCACTGGTGATAGTGGGAGCCGCCAGATATTTGAGGAACACCTCGTTCATAAATATCTGATTACCCTGAGCCACAAACATCGGGGTCTCATTGCCGTTTGCCGGGTCGATAAACGCGATACGGTTTGCTGCCACCAGGAACTGGCTTACCTTCCCTTCTTCCATGTCTTCCATGCTCAGGCCCAGACCAGCCACATAGTGCTTCCCGTCTTTGGTCTGCTCTATCTTCACACCCCACATGGCATTCCATTTGCCGTTCGCGTCCTGCCATTCTTCCGAAAACTGATCCAGCCTGCTGGCGTTGTCTTCCGTCAGCTCCACCTTCTCCAGCAGCTCTTTCCCCAGGTGGCTTTCGGTGATTTTCCCTTTGAAGAAATCCAGGTAACCCGCCGCATCGTTGCTGGCCTGCCCTTTAGCCTCCACGAACGCCGATTTCCCGACTTGGTTCACGGCCCGGATATAGAAGTAATAATCCCTGCCGGGTTTGATATTCGCGTTTGCTGCAATCCAGTACAGCGCGGTGCCGAGATAACGCGCATCGGTTTCCACCTGGCGGATATCGGCAATCTGCGTATCTGTAAACCAGAATTCATACTGCACCGTGGGGTCATATACCGCCTGGCGCGGGGTGGCGGTTATCTGGAAATAGCCGGGTGTCAGATCAACATAAGACGGTACTGCGGGTGCGGCGATGCTGAAATCCGTGCTGGCAGGTTCCCCCTGCTGGCCCTGACTGTTCACTGCCCGCACCGTCAGGGTGTAGCGCCCCGGCGTCAGGTTACGGAAGGTGTGCTCCGTTTCGGTCAGGGTCAGGCTGCTGGCCAGCCGGGCGCTGTTATCTTCCGCTTTCACCGTCAGGCGCAGGGAAAAGTTCACCCCCTTAACCACACGCGGCGTATCCCATCGTGCCCGCGCCTGATACTGACCATCCTCTGCCAGTATCTCTGTGGTCAGGTGCTGTACTGCAGGCGGCGTGTTCGTGATACCTGTGTCCGGCAACGGATCAAACGTCGCCCCGTTGTCCACGATGGATCCTTTCTCCGGAACATGCTGTACGGCGGTAATGGCATACGTTCCGTCATCGTTTTCCCGTATGGCCACACAGCGAAACAACCGCTGGCGCAGGTCCGGTAGTTTCAGCCCCCACACACTGTACTCCGCCACACCATCGGGTAACTGGCTGACGGTCACGCGGTCCGGGGCGGGGTGTGCGGTGACCGCGACGATAACGGGCTGGCCATTGCTGCCCACCAGGTTCAGCACCACATTGCCGCCTGCCGGTATCTCCACCTCACGGTCCAGCGTGAGCGTGCGCGTCAGGCTGTCGACCGACAGAATGCGTCCGCCCACGGTCACGCCAGCATAATCACTGTCGCAGACCTCAATGATATCGCCGGGAACATGTCGCAGCCCCTCAGCCCCTACGGAAAAATCCACCGTCTGCGTTTCCAGCAATTCGGTGGTGATGGCCCACAGGCCGGCGCGGTGCGCCTGCCCACGGCTGGTACAGGCGAACGCATCCATCTTCAGAACGTTGCGACCGTAGCGCCGGATGGCAGCATCGTTTTCCACCAGTTCGGTGGATGTTTCCCAGCCGTTGTTCGGGTCGGTGTAACGGACCTCGGCGGCATTGTGGCGCTCTTTCAGTGCGCTGAAACTGTAGATGAACGGCGCACCGTCAGCAGGCATCACCACATTACTCTGCGTATAGGTCCAGGCTTTATCTGCAGGCCGGTCCTGCACAAACGTCAGGCTGCTGCCGTTCCAGACCGGCATACAGCGCATCAGGGAACAAAAGTCCCCCAGCACGTCCCACGCTTTACGCTGGTCCGTCAGATACGCATTGCAGGTGATACGCGGCTCAGTTCCGCCAAATCCGTCAGGAACAGGCTGATCGCAGTACTGTGCGATTGCATACAGCGCCCACTTGTCCACATCGGCAACACCAATGCGGCTTCCCATGCCATAGCGCGGGTGAGTCAGCATATCCAGCACACACCAGGCCGGATTATCTGTCCAGGCGGGTTTAAACGTTCCGTCCCATATTCCCGTACAGGTCCGTTTTAACGGATCGTAATTCGACGGCACCGGCACAATACGCCCGCGCAGGTGATAGTTTCGCGTGACCTGCTGGCTGCCAAACTGCTCCGCATCCACTTTTACCCCGATAACGGCGGTGTTCGGGTAGCACTGTTTCACATCGATGATTTCGGTATAGCCCGACCACACCGTTTTGTTCTGCAGCAGGTCTGTCGTGCTGTCATCAGTGAGGCGCAGCATGCGGACTTCAAACGGCCGGGGCGGTAAATCATCAATCACCACGGATGCCAGAAACTGCGTGGTCGTTTTCCCCGTAATGGTGATATCCCGTTCCGTTCGCCACAGCCCGTCACGACGAAACTGGATCAGCATCTGTACGCTGGTCGGGTTGCGGTCACCTTTGGTACTGGTGCTGACCAGCGACTGCACACCAAAGGTAAAGCGCAGACGGTCCAGCGTTTTGGTGGTAATGGTGCGGGTCACTGGCTCTGACTTCTTCACCTCCACACCCAGCAGAGTTTCAGCGCCGGAGTCTTCGAACCCCTCCATCTCGGTCTGCTCATCCTCGCCCACGCGATAAACCACAGTGACACCGTGAACCATCGCGTTACCGTCGCTGTCGAGGACCGGCGTTTTGTTAATTCTGACACTTTTCAGCCCGTCCAAAGGACCTTCAATCGGCCCCTCGCAGATGGCATCAACAACCGTCAGCATCTGGCTGGATTTCAGGTCGTCAGGAGCCTCATGCGGCGTTTTACTGCTGCCACCACCCTTACCCATAATCTGTTCCCTCTGAAACGACAAAACCGCCCGGAGGCGGTTCTATGTAAATACAAATATGCTGTAGTAAGTCAGCGACCGATTATCACTACCTGCCCCCCGCCACCTTCATCCCGTGTGCTGATTTCCTGGGAGATCGTGCGGGAGCCGACCAGCATTTCACCGTACAACACCGGCAGGGCATTACCCTGTGCCACCATGTTGTCCAGTGATGAAAAATAGGTGTTCTGTTTGCCGTTATCGGTCTGCCGGGACGAGGGGATTTTTGCCTGCGGCGTCAGCATCTGCGCCACTCCACCCAGCATCATGGCCGCCCCCATAGAAAACAGAACTGAGGATACCGAAATACCACCGGCAGATAGCGCCGCTCCCCAGGCTGCCAGTGAAGTACCTGCCGTAAAAAAGGACGCGCCTATTGCCACGGCACCCAATACAACCTGAAACAGGCCACCGGATTTTGCCCCTGCCATACGCGGGACAATATGAATAATGGCCCCGTCCGGCAGTGACTCATGCAGACGGGCTGACACGCTGGTTTCATCCACATCCTGACCGGCGATGCGTATCTGATACCAGCCATCATTCATTTTCTGCCGGAAGCCCGGTATCTGCATGGCCAGAGCGTAAATGGCCTCGGCCCCCGTTTTTATACTGAGGCTGAAGCGGCGGCCAAATCGTTGTAAATCCCCGTGAAGGCAGATTCGTGCCATGCCTGGTGTCGCCAGATTGAGTGTGTGCGGCGTTGCCATTTGTCGGTATACCTCTCGCGTTTACTGAGCTGATCAGGAATATGGTGCAACAGTTCGCCGTCGCCGCAGTAAATCGCGGCATGGTTAGCAACCGATGAACCAAAACAACAAATCAGAATGTCTCCGGGCTGTGCCTCTGCGGCATTCACGCGGTAAAAACCGGTCGCCTCCAGATTATCCAGATAGAGATTATCTCCCTGCTTCCACCAGTCCTCCCCCCGCGCAAAATCCGGCATCTCAATACCCGCCAGATGGTACGCATCGCGGAACAGGGTGTAACAGTCCGTCACGCCATGCTCAAATGCCCGCCCGGTGAGAAAAGGCATGCAGCGAAATTTGTATATCCGGTCATCGCAGACCAGCCACCACGGCAGGCCACTTTGCACCTGCAGGCGGCGATCAACATCGCTGAGGAACGGCAGGCCATCGGGATGGCTGTGTACCAGGGCCACCACATCGCCCGCCGCCTGCGCCTGGAGGTAATCTGCCGGATCCATACGGAAATACAGGGTCGGTTCAGCGGAAAGATTCTGGCAGGGAAAATACCGCTCCCCGGCAGTCGTGTTCACCACCCAGCCGCACGATTCAGCAGGCGCACACGCAGCAGAATGCGCCAGGATAGTTTTTTTCATGGGTATATCCATCAGGAAAGACGGTTAATGGAAAGGAAACAGCCGATGCGCGGCAGGTTATTACGCAGCTCGCAGCCAGTACGGCATTTGCTGCAGGCATCTTTTGCCGGGTCTGTCGTGGGCTTGTCAAACTCATCCGCCACAGGCGGACCGGCATAGCCACACTCATCAGAACGGTAGGTCCAGCTGCAGACATCAGCCAGCATGATCCGCGCCGGAAACACGCTGCCGTCCGTTTCGGTCGGTGTGGCCAGCACAAACGTCGCCGTGGTGGCTTTCAGTTCGGATAACTGTTCTACCTTCCAGCGACTGACCACTTCCTGTTCCGGATCGGCCTCCGGGTTGCCGCCTGTAAAGTTCACCGCATCGAGAAAACGGGCGTATACAATATGCCTTACCACCGTGGCCCCGACGAGGCTCTGCATATCTGCCGCAAGTCCCGTAACCATGCCAAACAGGTTCGACACTGCCAGCGTCGGGCGGGCGGAAGTTCCTTTCCCCACCAGGTCGAATCCGGTTCCCTGTATCGGGTAAACGTCATACTTCCGGCCCTGCCAGGTGACCGGCTCGCCCTTCTCGTTCGCTTCATTTGAAAAATAGTAACGCTGGCCACCAAAGGCCGTCAGGTCGATTTCCCACAAATCAATGCGGGCCGACTGCTCGGTTTTCGTGGTTTCGTTGAGGGTGTTCTGAGGTATATCCTGCATAAGGATCCTTAAGCAATAACCTGCTCAAATTTACAGCTGAAATCGGAATACGTGACGTTGTCCGTAACAGACCACTCCCGGCAGACAACTTTTATCGTGCGGTTGTATTTTGGCGGTCGCCACAGAAAGGCTTTATATCCTCCGTGCTCGGTCAGAAACGCTTCAAGTGCGGTGCGGGAATTGTCCGACGTGATACGGAAAACAGGCTGGAAGTTAATTAACTGATGGTTAAGTCCGGTCGGGCGACGTTGCTCATAGCCATCCCCAAATTTAATGGTTGTCACCGAAGGGGAAACAGAAGACGGCATCCCCTCCCTGGGTACCCAATGAAAAGTTTTCACTTATCCTCCCGCCAGTATGCCGCCATCACGGCCCTGAGTTCTCAGGATACTCATGACACGCGTGTCGACCATTTTGACCAGCATCTGCGATGCCTGCGGCCCTATCTGCCCGTTTTGCCCGTCATTCTGAATAATAATGTGATACTCAGGTGAATAAACAATCCCCCCATTCATACCACCACCAGAGGAACCCGGCTCACCCAGCGCCCTGACACCCAGCGTACCGTCAGTCGTTTTTGCCAGAGGCATAATGGCTTCCGGACCTGCTTCACCAAACACGCCTGCCCCCTTTGCAAAAGCAAACAGGGTCGGGCTGTCATAGATGCCGTTACTGTAGGCACTTAATGAAGGTGAGTCATAAACACCGCCTTTCTCGTTAAAACTAAAACTGCTGCCAAAACTGCTGATGGCCGTGCCGGTACTCGCGCTGGCTGCACCGCCAAAAAGACTGCCGCCGATGCCCATAATGGATTTCAGGATGGTGTTGGTAATCAGCGCCTGCGCTGCCATATCGACAAGGTTTTTAATCACCGACTGTGTCAGGGAGGCAAATAACCCAATCATCCCGTCCCGGAGTGATTGGGTGTTTACCAGCATGCCGGTCAGCATGTTGGTGGAACGCTCCTGGGTGGTCTCTAACATGCCAATAGCGAGGCTGTTCAGGTTTCCCTGCGACTTATACAACTCCACCGCCGTCTGGTACTGCGCATCCGCAGAATCCTTATCCGCCTTTTGCTTCAGCAGTTCGTACTGCTCTTTGTTGATCGCATCGTTCTGGTAAAAAGCCTGCAGCAGTGACTGACGCTCGGCCAGTTGATTGCGCAGTTCTGCCAGCGGATCAACCGTCCCGGCGATATCAATCAGAGGGGCAGACATTGCCGCTGCCTGTGCCTGTAACAGTTCGCGGGCCGTACTTTGTGCCAGCGTGATTCTGGCCGTCTGGTATTCCTTTTCATCCAGAAGACGGGCATCCAAGAGCGACTTCAGCTCCTGGCTCGCTTCGCGCTCTTTCGTAAGAGTTGCTCTGGCTGGCGCATACTGTTCTGCCAGTTCGAGGCGCTGTTTCTGATAGTTTTCAGCATTCAGCAGCAGCGTCTTCTGAATATCAGCCTCGCTGGCTCCGTCAGCGCGGGCGGCTTCAAGGAGTTTTCTGGCGCTTTCCTGCTCCTGCAGGTTGATACGTCCGAGACTTGAGGCATGCGCCGCTTCGATTTCACGCCGCAGTTGCTCATACTGGTTAACCGTCGCCTTTTGCCCCTTCCCTGTATCCCCGCCTTCTCCGGTCCAGGGGGTATCAGGTTTATCGCTCCCTGTTTCATTCCCTGGTTTATCCGGCTTCGGCGTGGGTTCGGTTTTCCCTGATTTAGCGTGTTCTATGGCCTCTTTGACTATTTTTTGCCGTTCTTTGAGGAGTTTTAACCCCTGCTCAACGGCATCCAGATCCCCTTTGTAGCGGGTTTTATCATTCTGTACGCCTTTAAGTTGTCCGAACGGATCGAAGCCACTCAAGCCATCAATACGGCTTTCCGCATCCTGAATTTCTTTAATCAGTTTATTTCGCTGAATAACCTGATTCTCAAACTGTTCATCAATGTCCAGCTGCTTCACGTTGAGCTGGTTAAGCGACAGTTTTTTTAGCTCTTCATTCGTTTCAACAACAGCATTTTTCAGGTCAATCGCTGACTGGCGGGCATTCTTCGCCTGATTATGGAAATAGAGCAACGCCGAACCGGCCAGCATCGCCGCCCCCACCGGACCGCCAACCAGTGCCAGCGCCCCTCTGGCCATACCTACTGCTGCAGAGACTGCGCGGGCTGAAACGGAAAGCTGTTTATTGGCAGCATTCAGCTGGCTCTTTGCCTGGGTGGAGAGCAGTGTCTGCTCGGTTTCCTGCCGGATTAAGCGGTTAAACTCGCTCTGGTAACTCACGTTAAGGCCAAATTGTCTGGCGCTTTTTTCCATTTCCCGATAACGCCCGAATTCTGCGTTATTCTGCGCCAGCGTGGCAGCGGTACTTTCCAGCGTTTTCCGCGCCATATCGGCCTGCGCCATCGCGCTGGCCCTGACTGCCTGCTGCTGCTCAACCCAGGCACCGATGTTCCCCCTGATACCTGCCGTCAGTTTTGTCGCCAGAACAGGAACCAACGTATACAGCGCAACGTTGGCGACCGTATTAAAATTATCCGTCAGGCCATTAATGGCATCGGTAACGGTCTGAACACCACTGCGCAGCGGACCGTTTCCGCTCTGTCCTACCTTAATAATCAGACCTTCAAAAGCCGAAGTCAGGCTGAGAAGATCGCCGTTCAGGTTATTTACCCTGATTTCGGCCTGCTCATGCGCGGTCTGCGTACCGGTCAGGGCGGCGGTCAGCGACTCCACCTTCTCGCGGTTCTGCACCAGGATGGATGCCGCGCTGAGGTTTTCCACCCCGAACAGCTTTACGGCCTGCCTGGTTGACAGGTTTTTTCCCGCCAGGTTCTCCAGCGCCTGGCTCAGCCCGACAACAGAAGGCTTCAGGGTCTTATCGGTTCCCTTCTCCAGATTCAGGATCACGTTGCGCAGCGCGGTCCCGGCTTCGCCACCTTTCACTTCGCGCTCTGCCAGTACCTGTATGGCGGCATTGAGGGTTTCAAAACCCACGCCAGCCTGTGCCGCTGCCACCCCGCCATTTTTAATCGCAGCAGCAGTATCGGCTATCTCCGACGAGCCAAATTTCGCGCCAGCAGCCAGCACGTTGATATACCGGTCGGCTTCACTGGCTCCCGCCCCGAACTGGTTTAATGACAGGGCCAGCGTTCGGGTGGCATCCGGAAGCGTGGTCCCAGCCGCCTGGGCCAGCGTTAACGCGCTTTTGGTCGCCGCCGTCAGCCCCGCAGAGGTACTCAGCAGTTCAGGCTTTGCCGAAGCCATCAGTTTAATGGCCTCGGCGGCCTGTGATGCGCTGTATTCCGTTGTGCGGCCCATTTCCTGCGCCGCCTGATCGTACAGTTTCATCTGCGCACTGGTGGCACCGGTGATGGCCTGCAAATCCGACAACGACTGGCTGTACTGCCGCGTGGTGCTGATAATGGTGCCCAGCGATAACCCCGCCCCGGCAAAACCTGCCAGCCTGCCAGCCAGCCCTGATACCGAAGCAGAAACCCGCTTATAGGCATCCTCCGTCTTTTTCGCATCAGCCCGGGCATTGCGGTTAAACTGGCGTGACTGACTCTCAGCGCTGCCGTAGGCGCTCATCAGCTGCGATTTAAAGTTCGCTGCATTCAGATGCAGCCCAACGGCAAGAGAGGCAACGTCACCCATTACATTAATACCTTCATGACTGCCGCACACTGCGCATCCAGACTCGGATTCACGGCGGCGGGTGATTTAACAGGGGGCGGGTTATTGTCAGAACCTTCTGGCGAAGGCTTTTTGAAAATGCCCTGTTTGAGGAAGAAAGCACGCCAGTGGAAAAGCGTGTCAGCCGGAAGCGCCGCAATTTTTGACGGGTCAGGCTCGCCCCAGCGGTCGGCCAGCCAGAAAATCAGCTCCAGCCAGGGCGAGTCACTCAGTTTTTTTCGGCGGCTTCCAGATTACCGAGGGCATGCTTCTTAACCCTGTCGATGGCATCCAGAAGCGCAGGGTTATCGTGTGCCGCCAGCAGCTCCTGGGCTGTGGGTTTGTCTTTGGCTTTAATCGTGGAGCCGTCAGGCTTAACCAGGCTGTCGATAACAATCTGTACGTTCAGCTCGGCCACCTTGCGGATATTGCCAGAGGTCTGCGCCTCAATGATTGCATCTTCATGATCAATAAGCTCAGCCGCCGTCAGCCGACGCAGGTAAACCTTTGTGCCTAAAATTTCAGTTTCAGTAGGCGTGGATTTCGTTTTGAGCAGCGCATTTTTCAGTGCGGAGAGGCTAAATTCAGACATGGTGTATCCTGTTTTTCAGACGAAAAAAAACCGCCCGGAGGCGGTGTGTAACGGGAAACGGATTACGCTCCGGCATCTGGTGCCGGGGCGGCGATCCCCCATTTAATGTTGTTTTGCTTACCCTGCACCGTAATCTGGATAACTTCACTGGCAGGGGCGGTGATTTCGTTCATCTGCCAGCCTGAAAGCGCAAGGATCATTGAAGCCGTTCGTTTGTTCGGCAGCTCAATATAAAACTGAACGGTCTTACGCTGTTCTGCAGCATTGAGGAACGCGGTGAAATCTTCGTTTTCCGGATCGTCAATGAAGCCCAGCGATTTCTCCGGCCCTTCCGGTAGGTCTGACACCGACTGCTTACTCTTGTCCAGCAGGGTGGTACAGTCGACAAATCCTCCCGTCTGACCTGTCGCGCCCAGCGCCTTGCAGTTAATCAGCGGTTTCAACGCCGCTACAGCGGCTCCTACCTCCCCAAACTTCACCACCGTCCCGGCAGGAAGCATTGCATACTCAGGGGATGATTTTGGCGTGTTATTTTCATCAGCCATAATGATTCTCTCTTAAATAGTGGGCAGCGGTTGCTACCTGTTCTGAATGCCATTGCGGATTTCTACGGTCAGAATGCGCAGAACCTGCCGGACGTTGTAATCCAGCGCCGGACGGATGAACGGATCGGCAACCTGTTTCACCGTACCGAACTCCTGGGCCAGCGCTTTCATGTAATGCTTTTTGCTGGGGCCAACCCGAAGGATGACCACCGTATTTCCGCGACCTTTCCGGGTGGATGAGCGAATTTTGATGGAATCACGCATATGCTCTGCAGAGGACGCCTCGTCGAAGCCGGCATGTTGTTTCATGTCTTCTTCCACCACTTTCAGCGCCTCACGCCCTGCATCACGTAATACCTTCGTGCCGACCTTTTCACCGAGCGCAGTAAGCTGCCGCTCCAGCTCGTCCAGCCCTTTTACGTCCATAGTGATCATGGTGAGGCGTCCCGGTAGTGAAAGGTAAAATCCCGCACGAGCCGGTACTGAATATTGCCGCTGGTCAGTACCGTTTTACTCTGCTGTATTCCACCACGGACCACATGCTGCACGGGAAAACCCTCCAGCTGGCCATGCACGATAGCGGTCCATTCCGCGCTGATTTTCTTATCCAGCTGTAACAGGCGGGTGTAGTCATTAAGCAGATGAATCGCTATCTGGAAGCGGCCTGCAATCAGACCTGTGCGCAACAGTCCGGCGTACAGTTCCGGATCCGAGATACACTGGTAAGTAATCCCCTCCTGCAGCTCATCAGGCAGGAGCAGAGGATAAACATCCAGCCCGCTCAGGCGTTCAAGTGCTGCCTTTAATGCCAGCTCGATCATGACGTGCGTCTGCCTCCCCTGTGATGATGATGCGGTCCGCAAGACGTTCGACGTTACGAACGGTATAAACCCGATCAGAGGTCGTTATTTTCCAGTCGATATCAATATTCAGGTTCGGATGAGTGGTAAAAAGACACGTTTCAACAACCTGCTGTTGATCCAGTGTGCGGACCTTTCTGCCCGATACCAGCTCGCGCTTCGCCCAGGCTTTCCCGGTCGCGACCAGTTGTTCCGGCAGATGTTCACCCAGCGGCCCCCGGCCGGATTGCATATACCCAATCGAAAGACGGCAGGTCATTTCTTCCGGCTTCAGGCTCATACCGTGTTCTCCTGCAACGGGAAAAGAAGGTGCCGGACCGCAGCCGTCTCCAGCCACTGACCAGTGAAACCATTCAGATACGCATCCCCGACCAGATACTGCATGGCCAGCTGGATATCTTCATCCGCCACAAAACCGCGTACCCCTTCCGGCAGCGCCTGCAGTTCGTCATCGCTTCCCACCAGTTTGCAGTAGTAGTCACGCTCAATACTCTTCTGCGCCGCCGCCACCATTTTAGTGAGCATGCCGTCATGCTCCGTGAAATCCGGCTCCAGACGGAGCTGGGTTTTCACATCATCCAATGTCAGTATCATGGTCATCGGCTCCCTTGCGGGGACTCAGCGCCTTTTCCGCATCTTCTGGCCATACCGCGATATGGCGTTCAACCAGTTTTTCTGCGTACTCAGCGTCAAAACAGGCCGTATCACCGCGTGAATAACGATGATAGGGTCCCAGGAAAAATACCGCTTTCCGCGCCACTTCTGCTCCCGTCAGGCCCGTGGCCCCGTTTGTTTCACTTCCGGTCAGATCAACACCTGTATCACCTGAACCCGCTGCAGTATTCTGACCGCCATCCCCGTCCACTGTATTTTCCGGCGTCAGTTCATCCGGCTTTTTCACATCACCGGCTGCAGCCGCCGCTGCCGCTGCTTTTGCCGCTTTCGTCGTCATCGTTTTGCTCCTGAAAAGAAAAAACCCGCTGCTGCGGGCCTGGGGAATTACGTGCTTTTACGCTGTGCGACCGTGGTCGCACAGCGTGCAGGACCGCTTAAAACAGCACTTTTGTCCCGAGAACAAGACCTTCCGGATGACGGAAGCCGATATCGTGCTCCGTCACCACGCGGATCAACGACTGGTTACGGGAGAACGCGGAAACCAGATTGCCATCCCCGTCCTGGTAGGAGGCTTCCTGCGAGAACGACACCTTCATGTTGCCGTCTTCACCGATAACCACATCATTAAAGTCAGCGAAGTAAATTTCCGACTCTTTGCCTGCGTCACCGAGGTTTGCCGGGATAGCGCTGGTACGCTGAATCTGAAATCCCTTCAGGATCCCCTGGGCCATTTCCGGGTAGACCTTGTTACCGTTACCGTCGCGCAGACCGAACAGTTTCATGTAGGTACGGTTCGACATACCCCAGCCGCAGCTGATCATGTTGCTGTTGCCGTCCATAGCCATCAGGATGATGCTGTCGAGATAGGTATCAATCGTCTGCAGATTAACCTCTGCAGCAGCTTCCCACGGCAGCAGGCGGTTCCACTCAGTTGCCCGCGCTTTCATACCGACAGGCGTATCACCAGTACCGTCATCACGCATAAAGGCTTTATCTTCACGAACAGAAATCGCGGTCAGAATATCCTGCAGGACCAGCTGCTCTACGTTGTAGCCAGCACGACCAATCAGCTGGTTGGAGATTGGCACCATTGCAATCATGGTTTTCGCAGTGAGTTTCACATCATCAAAGCGGGCTTCTGATACTTTCGCATCCTTGCCTTCCCCGGTGTAGCTCGCCGTCGCACCACCGGCCAGACGCGGCAGCGCCATATTGCCGTTCGGCAGCGGAATGGAGCGCGCGCCCAGCTTACGAACGATAGTGCGATCGCGCAGCAGTTCGATCACCTCGCTGTGCAGGTTTTGCGGAATAAGAACGCCACCTGACGCGGCGGCAGTATTGATGGCCATCGAGACAGACTGGTCATTCAGTTCTTCAGCTGCAAATTTTGCAGCGTCCTGGACGTTACCCTGTGCTGCCGCAATCGACATAACCAGACGGGTCATGCCTGCGCCGGTATATTGCTTTGGCTCTGCCTTAATGCTGATACCAGGAGCCTGCTGTGTGGCTTTAACCGGCTTTGCTACAAGCGCTGCGGTACGTTCAGCTGCTTCCAGACGCTCAATTTTGGCGCTGATATCCGTGAACTGCTGCTGCAGGCTGGCAAATTCGGTTAACTGCTCCGCTGTCAGCGTACCGCCACCAGTTTCTACTGCCGCCAGTACCTGAACCTTCTGATTAATACCCGCACGTTCACGACGCAATTCTTCAATATGATCCATGTTTTTTCTCTCTTTTTGGCATAAAAAAAGCAGCCTGTTGGCTGCTTTCTGGTAATGACGCGTTAGCGCCGGGTTACATTCTGGTTTGCAGGTCCATCGCGGCTGCCTGCAACTTTATGGAAGTGGTTTGTTGAGGTTGTTTGTACTTTGCCGCAATGGCATTAATTGCGGACTGAGGATCCGAAACTTCATCGGCAAGACCAGCAGAAATGGCATCAGCGCCGAAATAGATTCCGGCCTGCGTGTTAATCACCGTCTGAGGGGCAAGATTCCGGTATTCCGCTACAGAGGTAATAAACGTCTCGTACATATCGTCAATCATCCTCTGGAACATTCCCCGAGCGTCTTCACTCAGTGGCTCATGTTGTGTACCGTTATTTTTGTTATCTCCCCGAAAAATCGTGGTGAATGTTAACCCCATTTGCTCTTCCATCCTGGAAGTATCCAGGTGTTCCATGATCACTCCAATCGAGCCGACTCCACTGGTCTGGCTGACTACAATTTTGCTGCAGGCCGAAGCGATAAAGTAAGCCGCAGAATAGGCGCTGTAGTTCACAATTGCAGTAATAGGCTTAGTTTGACGTGACTGGAAAATATAATCGGCCAGTTCCTTGCATCCAACCGCCGCACCACCACCAGAATTTATATCCAGCACAATTTCACTGATGGAAGGGTCATTTAATGCAGCATGCACCTGGCTACGTATGCGCTCATAGCTGGTAAGTTCAGAACACATTGCAGTAATTTGCCCACGACGTGGAACCAGAATGCCGTGAACAGGAATAACAGCCATTCCAGCAGTTGGTTGAACCAAATCTGGCGCCTGATTGTTATCAGGATCCTGTGTCATGTGAATTCCAGCCCCTTCTGATAATCCCTGAATACGGGGAACCAGCACAGCTTTTACAGAATCCATTGTCTGTCGTGTCACGAAATGTGGAACACCAAAGACCATAGCCGCCAGATGCGGCAGATTAATTAAATTTTTTGTCATGATGTTTACCAGGTCAGCCCGCACTGCGGGTGATATTCAGTTTCTGGACAGAATAGAGTTGATTTCTGCCAGTTGTTTTGCTGTTGGCGTGTTATCGCCAGGTAAGATTTGTTTACTGTCGACCATATTCAGAGGCGTCAGGTATTTATCCCCTCCGGCGATGGGTGGAAGGTTCTCCATGCGGCGAATGTCGTTAACCGATAACCAGCCCCACTGGCGGCCTAAGGCATAAGATTCATAGCGTGACTTCTGATCCCCGCGCAGCAGGCCAGAAACATTGAATTCAATGTACAGATCACCGCGCTCGCTGGGTAAAAGCAGATCGCGCATTAATGCGCCTTCATGACGCTTCAGCCAGGCCAACAGCGTGTACATCACAAACTGCAGCCCCTGATGCTCAATGTTGTTATTTGTGGCTTTCGCCAGCATCTGCACCATATGAGGCGGGATTTTATAGAGCCGGCACACTTCCTCCACGCCCCATTGACGGGACTGTAACAACTGCGCTTTCTCATTATCCTGAGATAGCTGTTTGTAGCTCATCCCTTCCTGAAGCAATGCAACAGAGAATGCGTTCCTGACGCCGGAATACCTGTCCGTCCACTTTGCCAGCAGTCTGTCTATTGCATCCTGGTTTTTGATTGTCGCAGCTTCTTTTGGACGCTCAATAACACCGCTCATCGTCGTACCTCGACGAAAAACCTGAGCAGCATGTTCCTCCACAGCCAGGTTTAACCCAAGTACATCCGCATTTGTCTGAATTGGAGAACTGCCGATATAACCGTCGAGCGAAAATACTTTCACATGATGAATCATGCGCATTGGCAACGTTTCGCCAATTTCGGGGAGTTCATAATAGGGCATCCCGTCTGGCCCTTTCAGGACGATGACTTTTTTGGGATTAACCGGGATTAATTCCCTCGGGAAACCTTTCCCGTCTCTGTCGATAATCGAGTAACAATTGCCCTCCAGCCCTAACAAGCCCTGTTGTTGCTCAAAATACTCGAAAGAGGTGTCCTTTTTATTAGGCTGGGAATGTACAAGATCATAAACGGGGTGGTCAGTAGCTCGCTTACGGGCTCCGTTAGCACCTCGTCTGTAAAGCTCACACGGCAGTTGCGCTACAGATTCAGCCAGAAGAGTTACACATGCCCGAACAGCTGATAATGCCATCGCAGTTTCAGGAGTTATGATTATCCCAGCCTTACTCTGACTCGAACTCACTCCTCCCAGCATGGTTTCCCAGAATCCACTTCCTGATCGCGATTTACCCCGAAACATCTGGGGGATAAACATTACTCACCCCCTGGTTTGTGAAATCCTGTAGATAAGGATCTCGCAATTAAAAACGACCACAGCAGACAAATCAAACCGCCAGTAATAAAGCCGACGGAGGGTGAAATAAGCCAGGCACCGGTCGACAATAAGCCGACTCCAACGAGGCCGAGAATAAAACTCAGGACTGTGATTAACATGTAATATCTTCCTCATCATAAGCCGATTTACTTACTGTACTGTTCAGCATGGCCCGTCCGATCCCCATAAGTAATCCTACAGCACCATCAATTTTATTTTGCTTCCCCTCCTTGCCGGGGCGGACAATATCATCGCTTCCAGGCAAATAACGCCCAATAACATTCTGGATGCACCAGTTCATGATAGGGTTGCCGTCATGATGAAAACGTCCTGATGCCAGCGCGGCCTCAATTTCACGCATAGGGTCACTCATGTTGGTGAAGTTTTGCCTGATCTCAACTGGCTCCAGCCCCTCCTCTTCAAGCATGTGTCGTAATGATGTTGCACCGTAAGGATCAATAGGACACTGAACGATTTTTACACGCTGACGTAATTGAAGGATTGACTCAAAAATAAGCCGATAGTCCACTTCCGCACCTTCTGTCGGTATCAGAACCTCTTGTTTAACAAATGACTGATAGCGGTCAGAAGTGGTTTTCAATGTGGGATCTGGTGAGTAAACCGTATCTTCAGGCACCCAGAACATCGGACTGACACAGTAGAAATGCGTAATACCATCCACTTCCCGTCTGAATACTGGTACGACCGCATTCAGGTCAACCTTGGACGCAAGATCTATCCCCAACCAGCAATCTTCATCGGCGAAATCAGACAACTTGAGACTATTGTCCGCTGCAGCCATCCATTTTTGCAGATCATAGAAAACCGTCTTGGCACTTACCCACCGGTTAAAATGCTTGGTAAGAATTTTGTTCGTCTGGCTGGGGTTAGATATTCCAAGCAATTGCTTTGCGCGCAGGAAGTGTTCTTTTACGGAAATGCCAAAGTTTGGATTTGCTTTGATTAATGCTTCAGGTTTTGTCCAGTCGTCATCATCATCAAGACCGTAAATAATACCGAAAATCGTTTCGTTTTCTTCTCCCACCCGATTCCGGCGTAGAATTTCCACCACCTGAGCACGTTTCTCATAACACGGAGAAGTAATGTCATAACCCGCAGTTGTAATGATCAGAGTGATAGGTTGTTCCCTTGCCCCCATTCCTGTTGTCATAGTCGTATAAAGAGTATCTGTTTGGTGCTCGTGATATTCATCAATAATTGCACATGAAGGGGAATCGCCGTCACCAGGATCGCCGATGACTGGCGCAAAAACAGAGCCATCCGGACGGGTCATTTTCTTTGCCCAGGGTTTGACTGAGTATTTTTGTCGCAATGCAGGGAGTTTTTTTACCATTTGTAAAGCGGGAGAGAAGACTTTCCAGGCCTGTTTTTCTGTAGTGGCGCCACAGTACACTTCTGCACCATGTTCTCCATCAGCGCAAAACATATAATTACCAACGGCAGCTGCAATTGCAGACTTCCCATTTTTCCTGGGAACCTCAATATATATTTCAGAAAAACGGCGGAATCCGGACTTCTTATTAACCCAACCAAATGGCACACCAAGAGCAAACTTTTGCCAGGGCTCAAATTCTATGCGTAGTTTCTTCCTGGCCCATTCACCAGCCGTATGAGGCATCTTCTGAGCAAAGCGCAAAAATCGCTCGGCCTTGTTTTTATCAAACCGGTAAGGCCAGGCAGGATCCTTCGCACGTTCCAAATCATCAAGGTGTCGTTGACAGGCAAGCACAGTTAACTGACAAGCAAGGATCTTCCCGCCAACAACATCTCTTGCATACTGGTTCGCTGCATTGACGTTCGGATATGTAGCCATCAGTCAAACTCATCAAATTCATTCCCGTCATCGTCAGGAGCATTTCTGCCACTGGTCATTCTGATACGGCTGAGCGGATCTAACCCCAGAAGTGAGCCCAGACGGGCAATCTGGGAAACTGAATCATTTCGGACGTTAACTGCAGGATGTTTTTTTAATCCTCCCATTTCACTTTCAGTTGTCAGCCCTGAAGCCAGTAATTTTTCAGCTTCAAGCATGAGATGGAAGGCATTGCAGTAGGCTAAAAGTAAGGGGGCATCTTCAAGTTCAAATACGCCTCTTTCGATCAGGATTTTGCTCTGGGTCTTCCACATTCTTATAGCAGCCTCCCCCATTAACTCTGCAGGAGGTGCAATTCGGGTTAATTTACTTTTTTGCCCGGCGGGTAAGATGGGTTTTCTCCCCCCTCCAGACGATCGAATTCCACCAGCCATAACTCCTCTTTTAATAGGTGAAACCTACCGGAAAAAAGATCCTTATTTATGACGTGCAAAAATGGCCTTCAGGCGGCAGTCCTGAAGCGCGAAAGGGGTCAGGGATTTGATCCCCCCTCCCCCTTGAAGATGACAGCAAGAAAGCATGCAAAAGCAGATACTGGTCATCCATCAGGATGTTCAGCATAGTGTCTTCAGTTAATCTCAATAAATAAACGATGGAGTCTAAGAAATGGATAAAACCAGAAAATATGATAGAGCCTTACAACTTGAGATCCTCAACGCTCTTATAGATTGTGCTCCTAACTCTTTAAACAAGGCACAGGAGCGAGACCTCATTGAGAAGTTTGATAACTATGATCACTTTGTGGCGTGCATGCTATATCTTGAAATGCATGGTCTTGTTTCTACACCCTTCGTACGTAGCGAAACCATGGCTGGCGTTGATTTTATTTTCAACGCCCCGTACTGCAACATTACAGAGAAAGGAATTGATTTTCTTCTTGATGATGGCGGCTTAAGTGCGATCCTTAAGGTTCAAACCGTTCGGTTACACAATGACACGATTGTTGCCCTTGAGGATATAATCCGTGTCGCAAATATATCTGAAGATCAGAAGAAGGGATTGATTTCAAAACTCCGAGAGCTTCCGGGAGACGCCATAAAACATTTGACCCTACAGTTACTGACTCAGGGGGTTCTGAATCTGCCGAACGCACTTCGACTAATTCAAACAACCCTCCAGTAGGGCTAAACTCGTCAGAGGGGCGAATTAACTCAAATTTGCCCCATCCCAGTGTTTTACTTAAAAACACCCAAAATTCCTTCCGGGTATCTGCATGAATGTAGAAACTGTTCTTATGCATTACAGCAGTGAATATTATCATCGAATACGTTCTCTTGCCGTCTTCGCTCTGTGGCATTCCCAACACAACGACTCAAGATTGGAATCGTCATCAGTACCGCCATGAGCTTTTGGGATGATGTGGTCAACACTGGTCGCTTTCTTCGCTATCTTCTGCCGGCGATGATTCTGACACAGGTATTGATCACGCTGTAGGATACGTGCCCGTATGATTTCCCAGAGCCGCCCGTATCCACGTTCCTGCCTGCTCTTTCCTGCCTGGTAGTTACGCCAGCCATCACCGGCATGCTGCTGCATGTGTTGTTCACAATACCCGCTGGCATCGTTGGTGATTGCCGCACATCCCTTGTGTCGGCATGGGCGTTTAGCGCGTGGTGGCATCGGCATCGTCCTGTTTGTTAGAAATAATTTGTGTTGTACTCGGAGAGAAAAACGGAAACGGCAAATAGCGGAGAATATTCATAAATAGCGAGAATCAGCACGGTCGTCTCCCCGTAACAAGCCGGATCGCCGGAAAGGACCCGCAAACGATATTAATTATCAATTCCATATCATTATCGCCATTATCGACGGCACTGCAGCCAGAGAACGCCGCTGGGTGAGCATTAGTGATGACCATTAAAAAAGCCACTCGAAAGTGGCCTTTGTGATAGCAATGTAACCTGAAAACGGTGGTAGGGATTAAGAGCCTTCTACTTTGAAATATGTAAATTTACAATCATGCATATCACTGGCAATTACTCCGTTATACGTTTCATGGATCGCCAAGCGATAGTGTTTAAATGGGCCATCGCCCATTGGAATCATGTGAACGTTCAAACTGTAGCCATCACTTAATCTCTCATCGTGATCGTCGTGGCTGCGTTCGCCATGATGATCACCACCAAGAAATAAATACTCTACTGACGCTTCTGTAGCTGGCATATTATTAACCCTTGTTTTTTTATGGCCAATCAATATGTCACGATTTCTGTAAAACGCAATCAGTGGTTATAGACATTATCAAGCCCACCCGCAGATGAGCTTTGTAATGGTCATAAAAAAGGCCGCTCAGTGGCGGCCCCTATTCAGTAAGTGCTTTAGCTAATCCCGGCAGTGGGATCTGCCCTTGTTTTTCAAGTCGTTCAATTTTCGCCAGCAGGATGGGCTTTTTCACCCTTCCCCAGCGGTTGAGCAGACGACCGGACATACTCGCTATATCCTTCTCCTTCATGAGCTCCAGCATTACAGCGTTCCGCTCTGCTTCAAGGTTACTCTTTCCTTGGGTGATCATGTCAGCCATCCAGTCGAACGCGGCGATGTAGGCCTCTTTGAAAGCAAACGCTGCAGCACCTGTGAAGCTGAAAACCAGCATGGTCCAGCCGTTCCGGGTCATTCTATAAAATGGCTGAGGCTTGCCGTTCTGTAACTCATTGTTTTCATGGCAAAGCGTAAAATTGCGCTCTGCAAAATCCGAGGAGCATGAGCTGATCACCTTTCTGGTCTTTCTCATCACATCCTTATGGCTCTTCCCGAACGCCTTCGCCACCTTGAATGTGTCAGTTGCTGATTCCGTACCGGACAGGAAGATAAGCTCACGAAAATCGAAGCCGTTGATAACAGTTGGGTATGTCATAGCGTGTACCTTACTTTGAGATGAACCTTTGCCGCATAGGAGATCAGCCCGTCGAGGCTCGCCAGCACTAACTGACTCCTCAAAGGCTCATTCCAAAGGGTTGGGTTCGACGTGGTTGGATGCGCTGCGGTGCGCGGTGAAATTCGGATACAAAAAAACCCCGCACGATGGCGAGGCTTGGTGCTGCTCTTTTTCAGAGCGAGATATTAAGAGCGGATGCTAATGTGACAGCATGGCGTATTTATATTGTTCATTTGCTCATTAGTCAATAGGTGAGCAATTCGCCTTCCAGGTTTTGTTATGCGTCAGGATGTCTTTCTTCGTCTGTTTAGCCAACACATCCTAGTAGTAGAACATGCCATAGCCGAATAGATACATGGCATGGATGCTATGCTATGCTATCATTTCATTTATCATACAAATCAGGCGTATATTCTTATACAGCCACTCCAAGTCACAAACTTAGAGAATATCCACTAAGAACCATTTGCCCTAGCTCTCTCCAGGGCTTTTTTTACCTATTAGAATCACGAGCTCATGCACTCGATGGAAGCTTACTGCAATACTATTACGCTGGTTGTTGAAGAACTTCATACTTATATAGCGTCATAATTAGCTTAAATGAGCCTTGCCTGTCCCAATAGCCGAGTGATTCACATAGCTCGTCATGGGTCGCATCAGGATGCAGTAGAATATATTGCGCAGCCTCTTGGGCTCTTTTCCAAAGAATACCCACTCTTATTGTCGATGCCCTGGAATCTACTCCTTGTAAGAACCCACTCTCAGCTAAAGCTATGAATGTTACCTTTGGGCATACTTTGTTTCTTACAGCAGGACTTTCGCTCAGTGCAAAAATCGCATCAGTCCACGCATCTGTCGGATCTTTATGTTTATGAACAATTATTCGATGGGCAAGTAATGCAGCTTTTTCATAGTTCCCCATACACCCTCCTGATTTCAGAGGATAATGTAGCATTACAGCAGGCACTCAGTGAATGCCTGTTGTAATACCCTTTGTAATGGCAATAAAAAACCGCCCGTAGGCGGCCTGAGAGGCGTAAGCATTGTTCACCCGTTATCCACCCAGTCGCCGCCCTTGGCTGCGTCATATCCGATTTTCTTGGACATGATCTCAATTGCTTGTAACAAGGCTTCGCTTGTATAGTTATTCTTCGTGGTGAGTCGCCACATTTCATGGACGATATGCGCAGGCGATTGGATGCGTTGTATTGCCACAATTACCTTGTACCCGTATTCATCAATGATAACCAGGTCTCCATCATCATCAATGTATGCCAGCGGTTTTTCACTCATGGTATTTCCTCTGCTTGGTGATAGCAGATTGAGTTTAGCCCAAGACTTAATCACCAATATCAAGCCCACCCGGAGATCAGCTTTGGAATGCCAATAAAAAAACCGCCCGTAGGCGGTTGATAGGTGAAAGGCAGGCCAAGTTAACGCGAATTACTGAGGTATTCAGGTATCCCTACTGACGCCATGGCCAGCGTGGGGGCCGAATACAACAACGTCACCTGAGCCCCTTGGCTCTTCATGCATTGACCTAACAGCGTGACCTGTAAGGCGGGAGACTCCAACGTCCCAGACGCGGGTGGTAAAGCTCTCAAGATGGTTGCCCATCCCGGAATTTCTCCCTTCTCACTAGCCTTTCGATTTCTGTTACCCCTGGCTCAGGAACCCCGACGTCACGATCAACGGTTGCTTAAGGGGAAGTCCAAAAACTGGGTCAAAAGGACCTCCTTGAACTTTCCGTGGGTTAACATCTTGATGATAACGAAGCGGCGGTATTCCGCAATAATTTTTGTGACTTATTGAGTGATATGGACGGTACTGTTTGAACCGTTCGCTTGTCACGATTTGTTATGCGTCAGCACATCACGCTTAGTCCGAAGGCCTATAACGCCAATCTCTTAATCTGTAAACCAGATGGGTTTACCAAGACTCTGGCTGTGTCAACAACCGTCTGCAAACTTTAGCGAACTTCGCAGAGGTGTAATTCATCCACCAGTCCTTCGGTGATATACCCGTTTTGGCATGCTCGGCGAGGAACTGGTGTTGCAGTGCTCCCCAGTCCGGTTTTGCCATAAGGTTTTCCTGTTATATATTCATTTTAAACAACATGGAGAGATAATATGAGCGTTAAGGTGTTCCGAAGTGACATTCAACCAGATAGCGAATCAGCTTATCATCAATGGCTTAAAGACAATCCCGATGGATATGTCGTTAACACCTTAAAATCAGCTAGGGGTCAGGCTAGCAAGAGTGATGAACGCTTTACCAGAGTTCATCGGGTTAAATGTAAAACAATCAACCCGCAACCTGGACTGACGGAAAGGAAAGGCTTCACAACTGGTAGATACCAGAAGCTTTGCGCAGCAACCTTTGAATTGGCTGAGAGAGAAGCAAGATCAGTTACTGGGCTGGCAAACGTGAAGAAATGTCCTTGTAACTGATATGTGGTTATAGCCATTAAAAAAGCCACTCGAGTGTGGCCTTTTTAATAGCAAATAAATTAACTAGGGCGTTTAAGTAAATGATTCATATCACTTTAAAAAACCTGATACTGTCCCTATGAGTCCTAAAAACAAACCTATATATGTTGCCAGTTTTATTAAGATATCACTTCTTTTTTGTCTTTTAAGAAAAATAGTTATTTTTTCTGACAAGTCGTCTATAGTTTTCGGCTCCGATGACTTTAATCTAGCCTCAATCAATGGCTCAACTAATTTACCAGGAAGTTCGCTAAAAGGTTTTTGCGTGTTAAATTCTCTTATCAGTGCATCTAACTTAGGCTTCAATAAATTTCGACCATCATCATCACCAAAATCCAATTCAGACTTCATATTAAGCAAAGCCGAGTGGACATTGGCATCACTCAACCCAAGATTAAATTGCAAATTTTTGAAATCCGAAATATTCAAATCATTATGAAGCAGCCCCTTTGCAAGTTTATTTTTTAATGTTTTCTTCAATGAAGCATTAATAATCAAAGCCAACAATGAAGTCAAGAGAATCAAAGCTCCTATAATCAGCAAGAAAATAACAACAAGAACAACCCAATCAGGAATAGCCATAACAACCTCTGTGGTTTTTCAATTTTGACCATATTATTTAATAATGATTGAAAACACTACTCCTAATTGCTATTTCTCTCCAAATTAATAACTCTTATGGACTCTAATTGTTTGTTCGCTTTGTCAATAGCAGCCAGTAGCGGATTAATCCATAGTACAGCCTGACAGTAAGTTAAGGAACCGGTGGCAGCGGTACTACCACTTGCTGCGTCAGCGTTCCAGGTATCGGCGTGCATTGCGCTGGCACGTAAACGGTTCGCGTAGTTGAGCAGCCCACCAGCGACATCAGCAGGAACAGGTATATCACAGGTCTTTTCACGTCGGAGAATCTCCCGATATTCGATGACGGTTTTCTCAGTGCCAGCATCTATCAGTAAGTTAAGGCGATTGGCGTTCTCGGCTACCTGGTTAAACCGGTTGAAGTTGAAAGCCTGAGTGGTTAATACTGTCGACTGTAGTGCGTTGTCACTGCGCAGCACCCGGTTATCACTCTCAGATGTGGTCAGTGCTGCATTGGTGCGCACCAGCAGTACACTGAGCACCGCGATAATAGTAACCACTGCAACCCCAACAAAACCTAAGACTCTGTTCACTGGTCTATCCCCCAGCACGTCAGCGCGCTTTCCTGATCACGTCGCTCGACCTGCCCATAGCAGCCATTTTTCTGGCCTTTGGTCAGACGACAGTCGCGGCCACCGTCTTTAATCCACCAGCGGATCGCTTCACAGGCGCCTTTACGGTCACCGGCATTTATTCGCTTATAGAATGTGGACGGGAAACATTTTCCGGGGCCGATGTTATAAGGGCAGAAAGATGCGATCCCGGCTTTCTGTGGTTCGGTCAAAGGTACCTTGATATTTCGCTCAACCCACGCCAGCGCCTTGTCTCGTTCTATAGCGTTTACCTGGGCGCATTTCTCAGCAGACAGCTTCATGCCCTGAACTACTGGCTTTCCATCAACCATCGTGGCGCCACGACAAATGGTCCAGATTCCGCCGCCGTCACGATACGCCGTCAGGCTGTTACCCTCTTTCTCATCCAGAAACTGATCGAGAATCACGGGTGCGGAAGCCCCGGCAAGAATTAACCCAACGACCGCTGCGCTCAGTTTATTCTTCAGCTTTGGTGACATTGCCATTAAGCCGGTCCTCCCTTTCCTTTTTCCTGTAATACCAGTTCACTGCACAAGTGATAACGGTGCATGCGATACCGACAATAATTGCCCAGTCGCTCAGGCTTAACCCTGCAATTCTGTCGGCCAACATCCAGGACACCTCTTTTGCTGTTTTTGCTGTTTCGGCATATGCCTTCGCTGATACACCGCAGCCGGTCAGCGTGGTGCCTGTTCCATATGAAAGTCTGCTGTAAATGGTGCTCATTCTGGTCATAGCCTCACCTCCGATTTTTCGGATGGCGCTTTGTGAGATGAAAGGGTCAGGCTTCACGAGCTGGATTTATCAACAAAGCACGTAAAGAGTGATGCCCGTGAGCCTGAAATGAAAAAGGCTGCCAGTTGGCAGCCTCGATGTGAATGTGATTAATACTGGCGATTCTAACGAACTTAAGCTTTTCTTGCGACAGCCAGCAGATGAGACGAAATACCCAGCAATTCAGGAGATTCCTCAGTTAAGCGCAGATGCTTCAGCAAAAGGGCCTTTTTGTCCTCTACCTGCATTATCTCATCCGTGTCAATGATGCTGGCAAACCCCTCTACAGCGAACAGTCTGATATCCTGAAACCCTGTTTGCTGAAGCTCCTGCATAATTAATGACGGGGTATGAAAAAAAGCAGTAGTGAAATAATTTGGGGTGTCATTAGGATTTTCATGGTTTCCCGTCAGCAGATCGGTTTCCACTATACGTTGAAACACCGGGTCATTTATAAACTGGTATTTATATCCATCCACCAGCGATGCTGACCTCGATATATATGTAAAAATAGCTACGCCGCCGGGTTTCAGAACACGAAGACACTCCTCAATGCATTGCATCCTGTCAACGCTTTCCTGCAGGTGATACAGAGCCCCCATCAGCATCACCATGTCAAAAGTGTTACCATCCCATGGCAGTTTTCGCGCATCGCCGCAGGTGTACGATTGCAACTTGAAAGCACTTTGTTGTCCGCGCTTTCTGGCCTGCTCAATATGTTTGCTGGAAAGGTCCAACAGGTGTACATGATGCCCCATCTCTGCCAGCCAGAATGAATAAAAACCATTTGCGCCGGCGATATCAGCGTTAAGCATAGGGGAAGGCGTTAAAAATCGCTTAACAATCTCCTGAGAGCGGATAAATTCCAGCTGATTTACCTTGAAGCGGTTTGCCTCGTCGAAGTTACTCTCATAGAAGTCGTAGACGCTTTCATTGTTTTCCATAACCAACTGTCTCCCAGGGAAAGTCCATATTAATCTGCTGTTTGGGTTATTTGATTAAATTGTTCATTAAGTAACCACTACTAACACACAACAGCACTTTCTACAAGCACCCTAGGCTTCGCGATTCATTGCATCCAATAAGCACATGCCCCCCGTCAGGACACCACCAACCAGCCCAGTACCGAAAATCGGATCGGACATTTAACCCATCTTAATTGCTGTGAGTCCTCTAAGGAATGAGGGGAATAAAAAAAGCTGCCAGTTGGCCGCCTCGAAATGAGTTAAGTTGTTTACATTGGCGGAGAGAGAGGACCTTCTAACACCTCTGCTTCACCGTTATGGCAAATGTCATCGCCTCTGGTCAGATGCCAGACACCTGTGATTGTTTTACCCGATTCCAGATCATCAACAGTGTCATTCGTGTAGTACGCTACCTGTACAACTCCGACATGCTGAATCCAGTAATACCCTTCTTTCATAAACTCCTCCGCGATACTCAGCAGATAGTATAGAGCAGCACAAATAATGCTGTGGTGCAGGAAGCCACAACTTAACCTTTGCTAATAAAGTAATTTCGAAAGATGACGATAATGGGTAATAAATGTAAGGCCGGAGGAACCACCATGAGCATGACAGTTAGCACTTTGGGTCAGGACATACTGCAAAGCACAGTAAAACAAGCACCTTCAAGTACTGGCAACTCTGTTTCACAACAAATTCAAAACCTGAAAAAACAAATTGGTGAGTTGACAAAAGAACTCAGCGCCATGGGTTCAAAAATAAATGAAGTAACCTCCGAAGATGAGGCAAAACTGCTTAAACAGCAGATGGAGATGATTCAAAGGCAAATAGAGTCTATATATGCAAAAATTGCTCAATTACAAAAACAAGAAGCAGAAAAAAACCAAATGGCATCGGGAGCATTACCTACGGTAAGTGACAAATCAAGTTCGAACGTTGCAGGGAATAATACTAAAAATATTGATGTCTACGTTTAGCAGTTCCCCCCCTCTCATTTTTCCTCTGAACTAGAAACGAAAAAGCATTGGAGCATTGTGAGAACTTGTTTTCAAGTTAACGATTTCCGCTCGGCGATATGACAGGGGTACTGGTGCAATGCACCTCGCGAATACCCCTGTCGTATCGCCGGAAAGCAAAAACCCCGCACTGGCGGGGTTCTCGTTATATCAAATTGTTCGCTTTTCGTCGCTGCCATCGTGGCGCAGCTCTGCCAAGCATGAATAGATTATTCACTTTTCTGGCCCGTTTTCAAACGTTTTTACATCAAAAAGCACTTAAAGCTAACCCCAACCGACATTTTGTACAAATATCACTCAACAAATGAGTTATTCGTTACAAAACGATCGTTTTGAACGATCGATAAATAAAAATCGATCTGTAATACCAATTTTAATTGTGTGGTTATAGCACGTAGACTCAGGGCCAAACCTAATAAATGGAATTATCATGAGCCTTTATCACTACTTGGCCATATATATCGCGGGCTTCATCATAATGTTTGCTTTGTTAGTTCGTGGGGATCGGGTACACGGCCTCGAGTTTGACCTGGCTGATACGTTGATAACCTCCTTTCTGTGGCCCTTCTACTCTGTTGCTATTATCTGTATTGAGATCTATGAGCGGTTTAAACAGAATCGTCACTAATAACCTTTTACCCCGGCTTAACCGGGGTTTTTGTTTCGAATTACAGACTCATCAGCCTCCCGGTCAGTTCCTCCTTTGGTATGACCAACCATCCTCTAACCCGGCTCTCATTTGGTTACGAACCGCAAGAAATGTTTTTGCTCTGAATATTTCCAGACACCATCGCACGCGCTTTCTCGCCTCCCCGTCGGTTAACCATGGCGCAATCGCCTGCAGTTCCCGGGTTATGTCTGAGATTTTTTTTCGGGTGGTGTAATACTGAAGACCAACGACATAAACCGGATCGTTTATATCCAGTGCCTGCAGTACGCATTGTTCAACAAAATCGACATCATCATTATGCAAAGCTTCATCAATCACACTGGCAGTTGACTGTGGCCAGAGAATGCTATGTGCCCTGTTCATCGCCTGCTGTCCACGGAATCCCTCTTCACGAGCCTGGTTCAACGCTGCGGTGAAGCGTTCTAACGCCTTATCTGACCAGTTCCGTCCCTTAAGCACATTCCAGCACGCGTGTCCTCGCGGCATACGTGGTGCTGTTTTTCCTCCCACCCCTTCCCCCCAGGTAGTGAGCAAGGATTTAATCCATCCGGACTGGATCCCCGTAAGAAGGATACATTTACCCAGCCAGCTTTTACGCGGCGCTGATGCGGCTTTACCAAGTGCTTCAAAATGATTGCGGCGTTGACGTGGTGTCATCCTGTTCATCTCCTTACGCCAGAACGCCAAGCCCATAAGCCCGGTCCAGCACTCTGATTATCATTACCGGCTGAGGAACATGTTTTTGCTCAAACTTCACCGGGTCGTTATGTAGTTCTGTATGGCACTGGCGGCACAGGGGGATCGCAAAAATATCATGCGCCTTTGTTGCCATTCCTCCCTGCCCCCAGCCAATTAAATGGTGTGGGTCATCTGATGGTTTACCGCAGCATTCGCAGGGCTGTGTTTTAATCCATTCCAGATATCGGGGAGCCGTCCAACGGATACGCTTTGGACGTTTCATATAGGTTTGCGGGGACTCAGGATCGACCAGAACACCAACTATGGGCTTAACCGCAGGCACCTGCGCTGGTGGCAAGTTCACGGGTATTGTGCTGGCTTTGGCAGTAATGATGCTGGTGGCGGTTACACCCGGTTCGATATCGCATTCACGCATGACTGACTGATGTTCTTCCGAAGGAATACGAAGCGCCCGACTGGCTACTGATTCGGGAAGTGCGTCGGTAACTCCCATACGCACCGCCCACCAGCAAAGCTCCGCCAGCGACAGTTCTCTGGAAGAATCCATATTCAGCGCCACCATGATGCTGTTAATAATCCAGTTAACAACATTACGTCTCGCCAGCTCTGAAAGTTGTTCGCTGTAGTGGTCACGCAAATGGTTATCACAATGTCCACACAGGAGAACCGATCCAGGTTCATGACGCAGAGTGGTTAGCTCGTGATAATGGTAATCGCTGTGTGGCCACTGACAGCAATGGCCGCCATAACGCAGAAGCCAGTAATCAAGGCCACTCAAATCACCAGCAGCCTTAATAACTTTTTCATCCAGGAAGAACGGCTTCAGGGAGTCGTCACTGGCAAGTGGCTGGCGAACGTCAGGAACACGGCCAGCAGGCAACCTTTCCATGCCTGCCGGCTGGCTTTCCACCAGCACACGTTCACAACTAAATAATGACATCAGCTCACTGCCCGGTTTGAGCAGCACAATTCCAAGCTCACGCGCAACCACCGGCTTCAGCAGCGCCCTCATTCTGCTATCTCCCCGATAATTATTTGTCCCTTCTCTCCCCATAATTTAGTGACGCGTGAATCCCAGATGTGAGCGTCATCTTCGTAAATGGCATCCATCAGCGCTTTCATCATGTTGTCGAAATCGGGTTTAGCCTGGTGTGGTTTACCGTTTAACTCAGCCCGTTTCTTTTTGCTCCAGCTCGCTGGCATCGGAAGCATGAAAGTGACATGCGAACCGCTTTCCGGCAGCTCAACACCCTGCAGACGAACTTCATCACAGAAAGCCCGGTAACGCAGAACCTCAGGACGCTTTTTCCATTTGTCAGCGCGCGTCATTCGGGGCTTGCCCATTGGGGTGATATCGTAGACTTTCACATTCACCTCCAGATCCGCTGTTGCCAGGTTCTGTCCTGGCGAGGAGGCTTAGATGCTTCCGGCAAGAACGCGCTGATCGTCCAGTGAATGAAGTCATTATCCAGACTACGCTCTGTCTTAATCTGCTTTGCGCGATAGCGGGCTTCCAGTTCGTCAGCCTGCTCAGTGGTGAGTTGGGTATGTTGAAACCAGCTTTTCTTCATAACGCACCTCTGGATGCGGCAAAAAGAAAATCGCAGGCGTTGGTTAACGTCAGTGAATGGGTATTTTGGATTTGATTTTGCGCCATGGCTTATCTCCAGTGGCGCAGCAGGTATAGGTTGTTCAGGCCTATGACGAGAGTCTATCAGAATTTTGCGTGACACGATAACCCGCTCTTTTTAGCATTTCTGTAAAGAGGGTTGGTGTACCAATAATCTCATCGTCCTGGAGCGGTACAAACGAAGCAACATCTCCGCGCCGGTACATAAGAGCCCGGGTACATTCCGGAAATGAAGGCAGTCTGGCCACGATGACACCATCATGGCATCGGATGACTACGTAACCTTTTTGCGAAACACTGTTGATCATTACCACTGCAAATCCCCTTTCTAATGCCTGTCCATTTATTCATTACTGTGGCTTGGTAAAACCAGCCTCTGGCGTCTCACCGCTTCCTGTAGGATTTGCACTACAACTACTCAGATAACGAACGGAGGTAAAAGAACAACAAGTAACGTTCTGTCTCAGCTTACATACTGATTTTTTGACCAGTTTTTTTTGATGATCACCGGTTACCTCTATCTTCATAACCCTTCCTTATTGTACTGTATAAACATACAGCATTATCTCCCCATCAATTTCTGATTGCAACAATTTAGCAGCACATTTTGTTAAAAATCATTTTTCTACCTATTAGTCACTCGTTTCATAAATCCATCTCAACCCATTAATAAATAATGATTTTATTGTTTGCCAGCAGGAAGAGTTTTTACATCGCACCTACCAAAAATGATAAGCATTCGTAATTGACTGTAATTCTGACGTTAAGCAATAATCCACCAGCTGTATGTTTATACAGTCATTTGCAAATTTTGTTTTTAAACGTCAAAGAGGAATTTTTATGTCTGGAAATGGTGGCGATAACGCACACAACAATGCTTTTGGTGGTGGTGGCCGTGGACCAACTGGTGGGGTAAACGGTACTTCTGGCAAAGGGGGTCCTACAGGAAATGGACCTGGTGGGCGTCTGCCAAGCGGCGGTATTAATGGATCTAGCAATGGTGCAAATGTTGGCCATGGCGGTTCCATGACAGTGGATCTGGGTAGTGGTGTCACTGCGACTTTTGATGGTGTGCATGCACTCGACCCCGGTAAAGACAGTGGCGTACCATGGGGTGGCAACAACGGAAATGGAGGGAATAATAACGGTGGTGGTAACGGCTCCTCCGGTACCGGGACGGCACCAAACCCGGGCCCGTCTCCTCTGCAGATCTCTCAGCAGGCACTGAATCTTGCCGTTGATAATTTCAACAAGGCGCAAGCGGAAGTGACTAAAAACCAGAAACGCCTCAACGACGCAACAGCAGCGCTGCAGCGTGCAGAAAAGGAACTGGATCTTTTTTATGAACTGGAAATCTTTGATCCGACTGACCCTATCTGGTACCGCACACAGGAGAATCAGAAAAAAAGAGATGTTGAACGTAAAAAGTCCGACAAATCTGCCGCTCAGAATGCGTTAAATGCAGCAAATCAGAACCTTAACCGGGACGCTGAGAAGAAAAAGAAGGCTGAGGAAGAACTAACTCAGGTTGTTGATGCTGTCAAACTCGTCAGCGATTTTTATGCCGACGTAACTGCAAAGTTAGGTGCAAAAAACGCGTCTCTTGCAAAAGAACTGGCAGAATCAGCCAAAGGGAAAAAACTTCGAAACGTCAATGAAGCGCTGGCCGCTTTCGAAAAACATAAGAGCGCCATCAACAGTAAATTCAGCGTGCAGGATCGTGAAGCTATCGCAAAAGCTATCGAGTCAGTTAATAAAGATGTCCTGGCTAAAAATCTTCAGAAGTTTAGCAAGGCCTTTGGCATTACCAGTCAGGTAATTGACTATTCGCAGTTAGCTAATGCAATTGCAAAAGGTATCCGAACCGGGGAATGGAAGGATGCGATGTTGAAGATAGAGAGTATGGCGGTAGGAAAAGCAGCCTCTATGGCTGTTGCTTTCACATTTAGTTTCCTGACCGTTACACCACTGGGCATCATTGTGTTTGCGCTTCTGATGACGGTGACTGGAGCGTTAATTGATGAAAAAATGATGGCGAAAATGAACAAACAACTGTTCAATATTTAATATATCAGGCGGTCAGCAATGACCGCCTATTTTAAAGGAGGTAGATCTACGATTTTTTTAAAGTAACCATAGATGTAACATCGGTCTTTGGGCTTCCGGCTTCGAATGTCCAGCTTCCCATTTCCTTGGTGAGTTTTTGCTTGGTTTCAGCATCAACTGCTCCATCAGGGATTCTGATATTCAAAACTTTGCCTTTATCATCAATATCATACACTACTTTGAATTTGTTATTTTCGTTCACCAGCGTTTTAGCCTCTGTTTTGCTTACGGTTTCACCTGCATGAGTACTAAAAGCTAAACCTGCAGACAAAGTAGCAATAATGGCCACACCAAAAACCTTGATATTCATAGTGTTATCCTCTCCCAAATAAATAATAATAAGTGGAAATAATTATCATTTCCACAGTATTTTTTTACAGCTACGGCGGGTGTGGCACTACTGAAAAACATGCTTCTTTATTAATTAGGAAGCTATGCTAAATATGTCGTTTTCAAGTCATGTACCGTTACATGTATTAGCTCTCACCTGAGCAGGTACTCTTACGTTACAGAGCAAAACCTAAACTGACAGTCCATTCTGTGCCAGAAGCGGGCGCTACTAACCCACAACAAGGTTGCAAACCAATTTTTACCTCACTGTAAATCGTGCACAGGTACCGTTTTGTCCGAGCTTCGTCTAATGTACTGAGTTAAGCAAAACTTTTCTGGCGAGCAAGTGATTCGCAAACGGTCGCCAAGTAAAATGCATATGGGTAGTCAAGTCACATGCAATTTCGCAGAAAATGCCTAGTGAGCGGCATCCTAACCGGGTAATTACACTTCCTGCTAGGCATTACGGAGTTGGGTGAAAAACAGCCTCATTTTGTCGCTCTCCGTTGAATGGTGCGCTCGCCTGTGATCATTGGGACAAAGTAGCAGAGGAGGATAATCTCCTTTGATAAAAAAAATGTGGCTGGATATGTCAATTAGCAAATCAACGTGGTATATACAGTTTTATGGTAAATAGAGCCTCCATATTGATAAGTTGAGGTTTTATTTTATTTTCATCTGTTATGAATAAGAAGGGAATGTAAATGGATTTTAAAGTACCTACAGACACAGGTAATCTAACCATAGGCATTGATTTTGGCGGGGCTGTTATTTTTGTTGGTGCTAATGGCAGTGGAAAATCACGGCTTGCTATAAACATCGAAGAGTCTCTTGGGGCACAAGCTCATAGAATATCTGCTCATCGCGCGTTGAATTTAAACCCGGACGTTCCAAAAATAAGTGAAGATAAGGCCCTGAGAACACTCCGGTATGGAAATGATTGGGATGGTATATCTATTAGCAATCGTAATAACCAGCGGTGGAAATCTAAAGCCAGTAGTTTTTTGCTTAACGATTTTGACTGTGTTATTCAGGCTCTTTTTGCTGAGCAATCTAAAACGGCACTTGGTAGTCATCATATTTTAATGGGTAAAGTCAGCGGCGAACCCAAGAAAACTAAATTTGAGAAATTAAATGAAATATGGGGAAATTTAATCCCCCACAGAGAGTTAGTTATTGATGGGGATAATATTCAGGTAAAAATACCCGGTAATGATTTAACTTATAGCTCCGCTGATATGAGTGATGGTGAGCGAGCTATTTTTTATCTAATTGGACAAGTTTTAGTTGCTGCTACTAACTCTGTTCTCATTATTGATGAACCTGAACTCCACATCCATCGTTCTATAATGAGCTCACTTTGGGATCAGCTTGAAAGTGCTAGACAAGATTGTGCTTTTATTTTTATTACTCATGACATTGAGTTTGCTTCAAGCCGAATTGCTAAAAAAATAGCAATTAAAGATTATCAACCAAATGGCCCTACTTGGGGGTTGGAAGAGATACCAGAAGGAACTGGTTTTTCTGAAGAGTTAACAACTCTTATTTTAGGTAGTAGAAGGCCGATTCTTTTCGTTGAAGGTGATGACAATAGTTTGGATAAAGCATTGTACCGCAGCATTTACCCAGGGTGGACTGTTATACCTAGAGGATCTTGCCAAAATGTGATTCATGCTGTAGTTACACTTAGAGCAAATCAAAGTCTCACACGTGTAAAGTGTGCCGGTATTGTTGACGCTGACGGTCATAGCGATGAAGAGATGGAGGCATTTAAAGAACTTGGGGTTAAAGTTCTTCCAGTTTCTGAAATTGAAAACGTTTTCCTCATTCCCTCTGTTAGTCGCGAGATTGCTCTCAAAGAAAACTATCCTGAAGATGAAATAATTAGGAAATTAGATATCATATTGGACGATGTTATTTCGTTAATTAATCAAGGCGATAACTTTGAAAAATGCATTCGTATGTATTGTCAAAGAAGAATAGATAGATACCTTAAACTAGTAGACATCAGCGCTAGCAATAGTATTGGTGAAATGAAAACATTATATCATGATAAGACTAATTCATTAGATGTCGAGCTAATATATAACACTCATGCTAATGATCTAAGGACGGCAATTCAGGAAAGAGACATTGGTAAAATTCTTTCTATTTTTGATAATAAAGGTATGCTAGCCAAAGTTGGATTGACGCTAACTGGTAAAAGCAAGATTCAGTTTGAAAATTGGTTGATCAGAACCCTTACTAGCGAATCACATAGTGGAATAGTCAGCGCTGCGAGGGCTGCTTTACCGGAGATTAGGCCCTAATTTCTCCCGTGAGACTAGACAACCTATATCAGATAACAGCCCTCTCTGATAGAGGGCTGTTTTATTGCAGCAAGCACAGAACTATACATAATACATCTCTCTTTAAGTCAGTACACAGATCTCCCTCTTACGTGTGCCACCGTGACTGGTTCAGATCCACCTGCTCCCTTTTGATTAAAACATTCAATGTAACGCACTTAGTTGTTGGGATTGCGAACTTCCGCTGTTCGCTCAAAGCAGACGGTCAGATTTAATTCCGCTCTTGCTACACAAGCTGTCAGTTAGATTCTGAGCCAGAACACGTTGCGATGAGTCAAGTTAATTCATGCCTCTGGAACGCTCTACGCAACGGTTTCGTTTTTCTGCAATTCTCAGTACATCTTTTGAATTTTTGACCTGTGCCAAGATATCGATATACACAGTCGCAGCACGCCTCCATAGCCCCTTCTCCTCGAGGCTTTTTGCTAATGTCTCTAACTGTATGGTTTCCGGGGGACTCTCTTCTTCTAACATAAAAGGCAAAATAATTTTAGGTACCCTGATCCCTGGTTTAACTCTGTATCCAGGATCCCGGTCCTCATGGCTTTTAACTATAATACCCTCTTTGGTGAGCCGGCGTAGTAACTTCCCAACATTGCTGGTAGTTAATTCCAGGGCTTCACAAATATCTCGTAGTGTGCATCCAGGCATATGATTGATTGCAGCAATCACCATCTCTTTTTGAGTAACACGATAATTGGTCATTGGTCAGAACTCGTTTTAGTTGATTGAACCAGTCGCCTTGCGGCGTTCCAGTAGCTCATGCGCAATGATTGCATCCAGAGCCACCATAAGTCTGAGGTAGGCAATCGGCGAATATGCCGCACTGTTTGTTACTGGATATGCGAAATTCCAGCGCCTCATCAATAACTTTCACAGCATCAGCCATTGCGTAGCCAAGATGACCACCATCGCTTTGTGCCACTGCCCGGCTGAGTATTTCGCGTATCTGGTACAGGCGATTGATAGATACAGGACCATATGCCGGGTGGTTGTTTACCTTTTGCTCCGGGCCAATAGCCGCCATTACCAGTTTCATAACATGCAGCGCCATGGCAGCATCCTCGTTCAAAACTCCGGGAATTAGATCGCGCTCGTGTTCAAGATCTGCAATAGCCTGTTGCAGCCAGGATTTGGTATCCCGGTCTTTCTGAGAGATTTCTATGGTCATTGGTCAATACTCGTTTTAGTTAATTAAACCTGCCGCTTTGCGGCGTTTGTATTCTTCCATCAGTATTTGCGCTGGCGTTGGTCCCGCCGGATGGTGCGGCGCCGCCAGTTGACGTCGAATTGGTGGCACACTTAGTCCGTTACCAACATGCTTCGACCACTTCGTAAGTAACTTTTCCGCCAGTCGTTTCAGTTCCCCCTCTGTCATTTGTCGTTCAACGCCCGTTCTGCGCATTTCGATGCAGATGTGATACAGCACGGGCTGAGGCCATGGATATTTATCGCTTCCTGAATACCGATATGACTCATTGCGCCAGCGCCGGTATTCCGTCATAACCTGCTCCGATGTCAGTCCGAATGGATTCGCTCCACTCACTGAAACCAGAGAAACAAACTCAGCCAGGTCAGGCGGCCATGTATTTCCCATCGCACAGCGCTCCATGCACTGCTGACAGACCAGCCGAATTTGGGGTTCAGTCATCGAACCTATCTGGGCTATCCAGATAGGCGAAGGCTCCGCCCCGTTCTTCTGGGTCCATCGGTTCGAATACACCTCCCCCATGACCTGCCACAGTCGCCAGGCTGTTTCCGTCGCCATCAAGTCCATTCCTGCGGCGCCACTCTGCGTGTGCTGACTGAATTTGCTGAACTGCCCGGGATGCTGTTGGTTCGGATCCTGCTCCCACATGGCTGTTACCTCCGGTTTCTGGTTTTACCTGCGTTCTCACCCGGGCTACATGTCGGGCAAATTTTTGTTCCCACTGTATTTGTGTAAAAACTTTCCCTTCCGACTCCCAATACGCGGTGAATTCTGCGAGTTCAGTCAGAAGGTAATCTGGTTCAGGTAGGGAGATACCCCACGATGCAGCGCGCTGTCGGAAGTCTCTGGAGGGAAGCCAGCTATCTGCCATGCTGAATTTCCCGATCGGTTCATCAACACCGTCCAGGTATCGGGGCATGGCCGGGGATGGCAGTTCATCCCCATTCGGATTTTTCATCGTGCCCGCGTTAAGAGAGGGGTTTAAGATCTGTTTACTGCTAACTGCTTTCTGGATACCTGATGGCAAAGGTTTAGCCAAAGACTTAGCCTTATCCTTAGGCAAAGCGAAAGCCTTATCAAAAGCCGTCCCCATAGCGTCAGAAACCCCGTAGCATGCGGCTTTGAGAGCTTCATATGCTTTATCTTTCAGTGAACATTCAGGCAGTAATTCAAACGATCTTGCCCATGATTTGATCACGTTCACTGATGCTGGAGGGTTATGTTTCACCGCGTTAGGCAACCAAAACACTCTGGCTTTAAGGTCGGCTTCCACCATACCTAACGCTATGGCTTCGCCTAAGGCTAAGTCGAAGGCTTCGACATCCCAGTTTAATTCTTCGGCCATAGCCGCCCTTCCCGCCTTATACAGCCCGGGTATAATCCCCGTGAATGGGCCTGTAAGCAGGTAAATAAACAGACTCTGCCCACTTGGCGGGAGTGGTGATAAGGCTCGAAATTTAGGATCATCCCACATGGTGATCTTCACCTTACGGTAAGGCTCGTTACTAGCCTTACTCTTAGGCATGGCCTTAGCCAAAGGATTAGGCATACTTCACCCCGCGAGTTGCAGTAATAATGGTCATTGGTCAAAACTCGATTAAAACAATTGCGGCGCTACGGCGCTTATGCTCGCCAGTAGTGGTCCCGCCGCGTCAGCAGGTAACATGTTGAACAATGCGATTGCCGCCTCACGAATTTCCTTCTCGAGCTTTTGTAATGGCGCACCGATTAATTTCGCATGATGTGCCTCACTGCACTCTTTGATTGCGTTCGCCACCAGCTCTGCTTCTGTGCTCGCATTACTTAACCCGTGCTTCCTGGCAATCTGAACTGGCATAGCAGCAATGATTGAGCCTGACAGCTGCTTAACGTAAGCCGTATACTTTTCTGACCCCCCTTCGTTTTTCAGATACCGGAATAAATTCTGCTTATTAACAGCAATTCCGCGGCCATCTGCCTTGGCCCACTCTTCAGCCACCAGCTGAGCGATCCGTTCCTGTGCCTGTCCTGGTAATGTCGATTCCCATTCACGAACGGCAGCCAATATGGCACGGTGCTGGATGCCGTCACGACGCTGGGATTTAAAATGATTTTCCGTTTTCAACGGAATAGCTAAACGTTGGCTATGATGTTGATACGTGGCTGATTGCATGATTAAGCCTCCTTTTGAGGTAAACCATCAGTGGGGTTTGGATAAAGATCCGGTCTGATTTCGTGTGGGGTGACTTTCCAATCCAGCGCCCTGCAGGCGTTTAGCACCTCTGTGCTGGCGACTTGAGTGCGAAACCAGACTGAAACTGTCTGTGAGTTTTTGCCTAAGCGGCGAGCCAGTTCTGATTGGCTGCCACACAGTGAAAGTATTTTCTGCTGAATGTGATCTTTCATGCTTCCTCCCAATTTAAGAATCACATAATTGATAAATAATTTGTCAATGTCAAGAAACTTAATCAATCACATCTGATAAGAAAGTTTGTATGCTTGCTTATGGGTTTGATTTGGATACGAACATGAACTTCGAAGAAAGACTGTTACGAGCTCTTGATGAAGCTGGAATATCTCAATCTGAGTTGGGTCGCAGGGTTGGGGTAAACTCACAAACGGTTAGTAACTGGTGCAATACCGGAAATTTCCCGCGCAAGGAGAAACTGGCCCTATTTCCAGAAGCTCTAGGTAAGCCGTTGTATTGGTTCTTTTTAACCGATGAAGAAGAGTCTTATCTTAAAGCGACCAGTGAAAGTAAAACGGTACTGAATGAGAAACAAGCTGCGCTACTGGAGATTTTTGACCAGCTACCAGAAGTCGAACAAACCCGCTTCATTGAACTAGCCAGCAATCGACTTGAAGAGCTTGATAAATTCATGGCTGAATTTTTCAGCAAAAGAAAGATCGAGCCATCCCCCACTAAAGATTGATTCCAACCATACAAGAGGTCGCTTAAGGCGGCCTTTTTTATTGCTTCCCACCGCCAAAAGAACCCACAAAAACAATCATTGATATAATTTATGTCAAATCATCATTGACTGATGACATATTTATTTGTAGTCTGATTTTAGAAAATCAGTCATCAAGGCAGGACGCCCACGAAGTAGCTGCCGGCGGCATACGAATCACCGGATGAGATGGCGAACATTAATGCGCAGCAGTCAGTACCGTTCCGCTTGCCAGCGATAAGGCTAAATGAAGAACCACCCTGTATCACTGTTACTGGACACAGGGACAGAATGTTGAGGGAAACATTATGAGGATCGAAATAACTAAAGTTGGAGGCAAGGTTTGCTTAGTCATATCCCCTATCAAGTTCTCTGTCGCGGATCGCATAGCTACTGCCATGGAAAACAGCGAAATCGTTGCAGCTCTTGGTGCTTATTTCACAGCCATTGGAGAGGCACCAAACGGAGAACTCGTTGGGCTCTATCTCTATTTTAATAACTTGGATACCGCTACGTTCGTAACGCTCAATCATTTGATTGAAACGGATGAGCCAGTCCCGATAGTCATCAGGTAATACCCACGAATCGGTCAGAACTTCTTTACAGGAATCATACTGTGCGCGGTTCTTGAACCAAAAAACACTTATTGGTCGAGCGGCCATTTTTATGTCCTTGCTGGCTAGATGGGAAATACCAGCTTACCACCGAGCCTGAAATGGAGAAATGACCGGTAAAACAAGGAAACCAAAATGATTGATTTTGCGCGTAAACCAGCGCGGTGTCAGGCCGTACATCTCAATCGCATTGAAGTAATCATTCGACTGATTTGCTACACGCTCGCCCAGAAGGGCGACCCGTCTGCCGACCAACAGACTGCAGTTCGTTCATAACGAGTTTGACCAATGGCTGTTGCCAGCATCAGTAAGGAAGTGACTATGGAGTTTGGAATAAAACGTGTGGTGGCTTCAGTTCAGGTCGTTGCCATCCTCAACAGAATTTACAACGGCAGCCCGGTTTCCATCGCATCTATCAGCAAGGAATCAAAGCTGTCTGTGTCTTACCTGGAGCAAATCTTCTCGAAGCTGCGCAGCAGTGAAATCGTCACCAGCCAGCGTGGCGCTGGTGGCGGGTACCACCTTAACAAAGCAAACCCCAGCGTGGCTGACGTCGTTCGCGCCGTTACTCACACGCCTGATTCATTTGAGCCCGTGCTGAATGCTCTGGAGTGGGTCCCCGTCGCACAACTGGCGCAGGGAAAATCCCCTACCCCATAAAGCACAAAACCCGCGCAAGGCGGGTTAAGTACCCGGTCAGCCGACCAAAGCTTTCCGGAACGAGTTTTGACCAATAACCACTACCTTAGGCGGCGATCATCAGCTGCCGGGTATCTTACAATCCTATGGAGCCCGAACGCAATGTTAACGTATGCGTATCTTATTAAAGCCAAAGCGAAAGCAACTGAGGCAAAAAACCTGTTTTGCTGGTTCTCTGCGAAATCAGATTCCCGTGCAGAACGCGAAATCCTCAATATTCTCGAAGACAACGATATTGCCGTCGGTCGTGGCGCCGACTATCAATTACCTGTCCGCACCAACTGGTTTGTTGTTGACGATCTTCCTGAGGAAAGCACACTTGATGACACATGGTGCGATCGTTACGAACTGGCAGAAGATCAGCAAACGTGGCAACTGAAACAGAAGCTTGATCATGAGAATCAGGAGACTTCCTGCCAGCAAAAACCTGAAACTACCAGTGCCAATGTACCCACCAGCGATGCACCAACGTTGCTCCGCCCCATATCTCGCCTGCGCCTGTCTCAGCGACTAATTGCGCACCTGGTCAATGACACTGAAGAGAAGGAAATCAGTGAAGCGCAGCACATCCAGATCGGACAAATGGTACTGGACGAAAATGATCTCTATGTACAAAACCTGTTACTGGCCGTTGCGAATGTGCCGGCGGTGAAAGAGCTTTCTGCTCATGTTGAGTGGAAGCTGGCAAATGCAATAAAAGAAGTTTTTGACCGTGAGCAGGTCTATACCGTTGCTTCATTTGAGCAATTTATTACCGAATGGATTGAAGAACCAGAAAAGCGAGCTCTTACCGTTCAGGAGTGGGTTAATCAAAAGAAAGCAGGAGTTGCGGGTGATGAACATACCACTCCACCTGTAACGCCTGAACTCATTACCGTTGCGACTCTCCCGCTACGCCAGCGCCTTTTGGCTCAGTTTATTTCTGATGAATATGCTTACCATATTGATACTGAGCAGAAGAAAACCATTCAGGAACTCGAGCTGGATGTGGATAACAGCTATGTGCAGAACCTGCTGCTTGCCGCCGAGAATGTAGAACCATTCAGGAAGGCGCCAGAGATCGATATCTGGAAGATTGTCAGCGCGCTGAAAACCGTTTTTCCGGTTGATGGAAAACAAGTTGAACTGGTCACCGTCATTCAGTTCTTTAAGGCCTGGTTCAACACTGAGTACATTGACCGTGGGCTGCTGGTTAAAGAGTGGTGTAAGGGCAATCGTGTGTCGCAGATTCAGCGCACTGACTCCGGAACCAACGCTGGTGGAGGCATTAAGACCGATCGCAACCCGGAACTTGTCCACACGCTGGATACTCTGGACATTGATATTGCGCTGGCCACACTTCCAATGGATTTCAACATCTACGATATTCCTGGTGGCGTTTTCCGTCGTGCAAAAGAGATCATTTCTAAAAACGAAAGCCCTTTCAAAGAGTGGTCCGCCGCCCTGCGCAAACGCGCTGGCATCCTGGATTATTCCCGCGCCGCTATTTTCGCGCTTATTCGTAGTGCAGAAGAAAACACTCACCATTTCCCGGAACTGCTGAGCCGTTACATCAACAAAAACCTGACTGAAACCGACCACCAGCACCCAACTGAAGAAACCCTGGCGGCAGCCGGTCACGTACCAGAAAAAAGCTGGGAAAACGAGATTAAAGAGAAGTCCACAGCTGAACAGAAGGCAATAACCGAGCAACCAGAAATCGCCAACATGGGCAACGGTGTTTTCTCCATTGATGGCCTGATGGGTAACCAGCCGGCGCCAGCGCTTTCTGTCGTAGACCAGGTACGCCAGCGCGCGGTCGAAGAAAAATTACATCAAGCCAATACCGAGGAAACCACCAGCGATGTGCAGATGGAAAAAACTGACAACAGCGAAATCAAAGCCAATCCTGATGTGCCTCAGGGCGAAGCAGCAGCTTTGCCAGTTGAAAGCACTGATGCAACTGGTGAGCCTCCAGCTTCCCTGAATAATGAACCCGTTCACCATATAGATACGGATCACCTGAACGCTTTTTATACTCACCTGATGGTTGATTTGGAAACTATGGGCAGCAGTCCTGATGCACCAATAGTCTCTATCGGCGCCGTATATTTTGATCCTTCAACTGGTAACACTGGTGCCGAATTTTACCAGGTTGTCAGTCTTGAATCATCGATGTCGTTTGGCATGAAACCGGATGCGTTGACAATTCAGTGGTGGTTGAAACAATCATCTGAAGCCCGCTCAGCCATTCTTGTTGATGAGGCCCTGGGGCTGCGTGAAACCCTTGAACTACTGGCTGACTTTATTGCTGAAAATTCTGCTAACGGTAGTCACACCGTTCAGATGTGGGGTAATGGTTGCTCGTTTGATAACGTCATTCTCCGCCGCGCATATGCCTTAACAGAAACTCCTTTTGCTGTTCCGTTCTGGAATGACAGGGACGTAAGGACCATGGTTGAACTGGGTAAATCTGTCGGTATCAACCCACGCTTCGACATCCCGTTTGAAGGCGACATGCACAATGCGCTTTCTGACGCCCGGCATCAGGTCAAATACATATCTGCAATCTGGCAGCGCCTGACAAAAAACTGATTTTAGGTTTTCACTTACAGCCAGCTACAGCATGTACTGTTGTGGCTGGCGGCATCGGAGTTATGTATGTCGCAACTCATTTTCAGCGAAGAGTGGATGGTTGAAGCGCGACTAACAGAAAAGACCGGCTTGTCGGAAAGACAAATTAAAAGTTATCGGTTGAATTTGTGGATCGAAGGCGTGCATTTCAAACATCTGACAGCTCTCGGGGAAACTGACAATTCTAAAGGTCTGCTTTGGTACAACTATCCAAAGATTAACCAATTAGTACAGGATGCATGATGGACTTTCCAACCGGCGTTGAGCTGCATAATGGAAAAATACGGATCACATTTACCTATCGCGGCAAACGTTGCCGCGAAGTCCTTCGCGGCTGGACGGTGAACAGCAGCAACATCAAAAAAGCTGGAAATCTTCGTGCGCTCATAACAAGTGAAATACAGCTCGGTAAGTTCGACTATGCGGAACGTTTCCCGGAATCCAAAGCGCTTAAGAAGTTCATCACAACCAAAAAAATTACCACGTTTAAAGAACTAAGTGATTTTTTTACAGACACCAAAGCCTTAGAGGTATCTGGTGCAACACTGCTATCGCTTACTTCGGTCGTAAATACGTTACTGCGTGTAGTCGGAGAAAATACCCGTCTGGTAGATATTGAGCATGCCGATATTTTGCATTACCGAAAGGAGTTATTGACCGGGACAATTATTAACCCGGCAATGCCGAATCTGACCAGGCAGGGCCGCGCGCCCTCAACAGTCAATAAACAGATGGCAGTTTTATCAGAAATGCTTAAGCTCGCAAACCGAAGCCAGTTTATATTGCATGCTCCTTATGAAGGAGTGTCGCGACTCAAGTTATCTAAAAATGATCCCGACCCACTTTTACTTCATGAGTACCAGGCTCTGATAGCCGCCCTTCCCCGTAGCCAGGCATTAATCATTATTGTTGCCGTACATACGGGGATGAGGCCGGGCGAGATATGCGCCCTGGCATGGGAAGACATTGATTTGGTAAAAGGTGAAATCCACGTATCCAGAAGTTTGACGAATAAGCGAGTATTTGTACCCCCTAAGACAGATGCCGGAATAAGGACGATAACGTTGCTTAAACCTGCTCTGGATGCACTGAAGGAACAATACGAAGTCACCGGCGCTAATCCGAAGCAAGAAATTCGATTTCACCATCGGGAGATCGGAAAAACTGAGCAGCAATCTCTTCGCTTCGTTTTTTCACCGACAGCATATTCGTCAAAAAAAGGCAGTTACTTCTCCAAGAACTCGATTGCCTATGGCTGGAAGCGAGGCACTAAACTTGCCAATATCCGCGAAAGGAATCCTTATCAGTCACGGCATACCTACGCATGCTGGACGTTGATGGCCGGAGCGAATCCGTCATTCATAGCGAGTCAGATGGGACATGAAGATGCGCGAATGGTGTACGAGGTTTACTCCAAGTGGATTGGCGACATGAACCAGGATCAGGTCAACATGCTGAACAATCAGATGCCAACGGCATTGCCCCCAGGACGCCCCCACGGGCAGGGGAGCATGAGAAAAGTTATTTAA